CTCCTTTCAGACGTGACAAAGCACCCTAAGAGACTCTGGAAAGGGAAGGTGAAGCATTGGAGGAAGAAGTAATGCGCGTTAGCCATGCTGCTCAAGTGTTTAAGCTTGAGTGCGACCTCTTGCATCGACTATGCGAGAACATAGACTCTCCTCGGAGTCTAACAGTGTATATGCTGGCCAAGGCCGGCCAGTGGAAGGAGATTCTTGGACTTTCGTGTGACCCGCGTCACTATGATGATCATCGGAAGTTTTCCGATGACTATCTGGTGACAACGGTTATGCAGAAGAACCCAAGGCTCCCCACTGGTATCGACAAGGCAGCTGTTGCACTGGGGAAGTTTCGAGAGAGTGAGACAAAGTGTGCTGAAACCAACTCTCGTATTACAGATTACCTTGAAGGGCGGCTGTCGCCGCTCGCTGATGTCCGTCGCGCCGTACACAACGCGCGTGAGAACATCAGAGGAATCCTTGGACCCTTAACACGGTCCAAACTCGGTTTTGCCGAGCGTAATATGAGGTTCGGTCCAGGTGCTACTACGTCTCTATCGGGAGTGGTGACTCAGGGTAAGAAGTACTCGAGTCGAGTAATCGACGCCACACCGAGAGTTGCGGCTTTTAGGACTTTCGCCTTTCCGGCTTATTGGAGAGGCTCAGTCACAGATATCCGTCTGAGACAGAGTTCGAAGCTGACAACAGTTCCCAAGAATTCGAAAACCGACCGCGTTATATGCATTGAGCCCGATCTGAATATCTTTGTTCAGCTAGGGATTGGTGCGTTGTTGCGCGAGCGGCTACGAGTTTCTGGTCTCGATCTAGATACACAAGTGAATAACCAGGAAGCCGCGAGGCTCGCCTGGAAACAAGATCTGTGTACCATGGATCTGTCCGCTGCCAGCGACACTATCTCGAGAGAGGTGGTGTGGCTGCTACTCGACTCTAATTGGGCTGATCTCCTTCATTTCGCTCGGGTAGACTATACCCAGGTGGGAGAAGAGGTTGTGAAGCTCGAGAAGTGGTCGAGTATGGGCAATGGATATACTTTTGAGCTGGAATCGCTCCTTTTTTATGGAGTGGTTACTGGGTGTTGTGAAGCACTCGGACTTAGTAGAGAAGACGTCACGGTTTATGGTGATGATCTAATCTTTCCTAATGCAGCACAAGAGTTAGTCCTGAGAACGCTGGACTTCCTCGGGTTTAGCGTGAACAGTGATAAGACGTTTGGCAAAGGCGTCTTTCACGAAAGTTGCGGAACCGACTGGTTCAAAGGTCAGAACGTCAGACCGTTTTTCTTAAGGTCTGATTTGTCTGACTTCGAGTCAGTATGTTATCTCTATGCAAATAGCATTCGCCTCTGGGCCCATCGTCGTAACAACGGCATGGGTTGTGATGCGCGGATGCTTCCAGCCTGGCTTGTCTGCTTTACAGCAGTCAAGCCTCAGTCACGTCACCGGATCCCCTATGGGTTTGGTGATGTCGGTTTTGTCACCGATTTTGACTTAGCGGTACCATCTCTTATTAATTTAACTTCTTCGGAACAAAAGAAGTTGCGAAAGCGTTCTCACGAGCGCCGTAGCAGGGGATGGTCTGGCTTTATGTTCCCTTACAGGAGCATAAAGAGCATAGAGAAGCGTATCTCCGAACAGGGGTGCCTCACGGCATTCCTGAACGGAAATCTCTCTGAGTACACTCAAGCGATTGAAGCACTCAGGGGGAGGTACGCTCCGCCGAAAACGAGGGTCGGCCACGTGTTAGAGTGGCCTAATCTCGGTCCCTGGTATTAGACCAGGGCTTAT